TGTAACAGTTCCCCCTATAAATTCTATGTGAGAGCTAGCATTAAATCTTTTCCTACATGCTCCTAGCTTCTTGCTACATCCGTCTTTTTGCCAATAACTAGGATTATTTGCTGGAGGTTTACCCGAATTTGTAGCGCCACCGTCTCCTGAAACTGCGACATATACAGTCTTTAAAGGGTATACTGTGTCATCATTAGGATTAAAATCGACTGGAGGAACATTGATTGTAGGGCTTTTTACCCATACGATATCTCCCTTAGAGTAACCAGAAGTAGGTGTCCACTCTGCGTAATTAGAATGGAAAAAATCTACAGGAGTAGGACTGTTAAACTGTGGAACTACAGATACCCCATCTGCATCCTTAAAAGGGTATCCATCATCTTTTTCAACGGGAAAACCTGCATATCTACAACCTTCTCCCCGATATTGGAAACCACAAAATTTAGCAACTACATTTCTAGAATTAACGCTAAAGTTTTCTAAATCTAGAGGTGAGTTTAATTCAAACTCTACAAATATCTTAGACTCTTGGGTCTTTCTACCCATAATCCAAGTTTCATTAGTCAATTCAGCTTTAGAATCAGCGGCACCAAAAGGATTTCCTCCTTGGAAATTTGAATCATCTAAAAATTTTACTTGGACCCTTTTCCTTACAAACTTAGCGTTAATTAAATCTTTATAATTTTGTAGGAAGTTGGTAATGATATTGTTTTTATTAGCTACTTTAATTTTTGGTCTAGCTAATTTACCATCACCGAGTATGTCAAACCCTTCTGTTTCTATAGCTAAAGGCAAGTAATCTACACCTTGCCAAGTAATAGATTTATCAAAATTACTACCCCCATGAAACCCCAAGAAAAGATTTGGTAGGTTAACCCTATCAGGGAAAACCCTAAACAGTTCTAGCACAGCAGTTGGCTGCAAGTCCAACAAACTCTGAGCTACTTTATTTTTTCCTTCTGCCGCCATGTTTAGATTTACACTTTTTAATTATATAATATAATAAAGATGTGAAAATTACACAGTTAAAAGAACCTAACGACGAGTTATGGCAACATTTTTGGGATTTCTTTATATCATCTAAGCCTTATGACTTGGGAGGAATCCGTTCTCCTTATTTAAAAAGAAAAAAAATACAGGATTTGTATGATTATTATTTCGAAAATTGCATTGTTTATATAGCAAAAGAAAATGATAAATTAAAAACAGCTATTTTCCTGCATGAAGAAGAATCTTTTTTTGATGTGACTTTCATCTTTGGAGTCTCCAAAAATTTTACCAGTGCCTCATTGATCTCGACCGTGCATGATATTTTTGATTTAGCACTTAAAGAATATAATAAAAATTATATTAAAAGTGAAATCAGACGTAAACATAAGGTGAAATCCTATAAAAAATGGATTGAAAGATACGATAAACGAGCAATAATATTCAATGACCCACCAAATACAGTTGTTTGGTGTAAAAGTAATCGCATGAAAGCTCAATTTAAAGTAGTAGGAACCAATCAAGCAACGGAACACCTAATGGGAGAAACAGCTTCATTGACCCAAAAGTTTGTTGGATCAATGAGGGAATTGACCTTTGGTGAAGAAAAATACTTTTTTGATGAAAAGAGTGTTGACTTCTTACCTTCATGTGTTGTAGTCAATGGATTCCTGTCCGACGACAAAGAGAACGTAGGCAGGGTAGCACTTGAATTCATACCACAAAATGAAAAGTAAACCTGTTCTATACAGAGTATATAACCGCAAGGGAGAGTATCATCACGCTTACAGCGCAACCTTAAAAGGCTCTTTGCTTTGGGCTATTGATTGCGCCAAGACTGTTCGCGGATCAGTTAAAGAGGTCTATGAAGATAAAACCGAACAAGAAATCTTTAATTCTAAGAAAGACGCAAAATGTTCTCTCTAATCAAATCTGTTTTAAAATCCTTAGAATTATTTCTAAGTCTTAAAAATAAAAAATTTTATTATGATTTACATAAAGACCACAATGATAGGGAATTTGCAATTGTTGAAGCAATTGAGCAACTTAGGCAAACTGGGAATAGCAATGATGCTGATAGGGCTGACCTCTTGCGCGAGCGTCTCAACGCAGAGCGTAAGCGATTTGAACATTTATCAGCCTTCTACACTAAGACTAAGTAAAAGTATCCCTGTTCAAACCCGAGATGGGATATATACTCCCCAGACCG